ATCATAATAAGTTGTTAAGTGTTTTCTACTTTCTTTGATTACCTTTTCCATATTTGCATACATAAAAAATACCTCCATTTTAATTTTTTAGTTGCCAAAATAGAGGTATGCAGTGTATAATATTTACATACCAATACTTTGGTGGAGAGATAGATTGTAAGTTTCTCAGGCTTGTGTAATCTATCTCTTTTATTTTTCTTTCAAATAGTTTATTCCATCTCTTACACCTTCTACAATAGTTTTATTTTTCCTATTGCAGTAATCTTCTAAAATCTTATTAGTTTCTTCATCAACTCTAACTGTCAATTTTATTGATTTTGGCTTTAAAGATTTAGGTCTCCCTATCTTTTTTTTGTCATCCATTTCTCACACTCCTTTCTGACGACAACAATATTATAAATTGTTGTCGGCAAAAAGTCAAGAGAAATTTTTAAAAAATAAAAGAGCCTTTTTACTGGCTCTTATATTTTAGTCGTCATCTTCCCAAGTTCCATTAATTATATCATTATAATCAATAGGTTGAGCTTTTTTAGGCTCTTTTTTCATCTTATCTAAATATTTATCCAAAATTATAGTTAAATTTTCTTCTAAGAAAATATCATTTACAATATTTGTAAATATTTCTTTATTACAATAGTGAAAAGGTAATTTTACTTCGAAACAATCATCAATCATATTCTCAGTAAAATATTGTTTTAGTTTCGATAATCTGTTATATATATGAGGTATGATTATTAACATTTTCTTAGAATCTGTTGAATTATTATTACCCTTTCCACTTAAATCGCAATATAAAACTTTTAAATAAAATCTCAGTTCTTCTTTTTTTCTTTTTTCCCTATGTAGCATTTCTGCCATATCTAACAATGTATTTCTGTATAATCCAAAATCTTTTTTAAAGAAATGACTTAATAGTCTTTTATTATAAATAGCCCAAAGAACATCATTTGTAGAAAATTTTTTATCCATTTTATCTCTTTCTTCTACAAACTCATCTAATGTTACATTTGTATTTTTTAGAAAATCTCCATATTGTTTTAATTCTTCCTTTTCTTTTAGATAATCTTGATACATTAATACAACAAAAATAGCTATTCCAGTGAAGATAATAAATGTTAAAAACATAACTCCAACCCCTCTTTTTAAATATAATTTATTCTAATATATTTTACTTATTTTAGCAAATTTTTTAAAGAAGTTAAAGGCTTGGAAATTATAATTTTACTTTTATTTCCATATTTTTTAATTCTTGCACTATTTCATCTTTTAAATTAGATAGATGAGATAGTACTTTTTTATATAATTTTCTTTGATATCTTTTATTTTTTCTGCTTTTTTGCTTTGATTTTCTATTCATTTTTCATAAATCCTCCTAAAAAGAAAAAGAGAGTTAAAAACTCTCTATAATTTTAATGCTATCTATTTTCTATTGCATCTCTAATAGTCCAAACTTCTATTTGATTCTTTACAAATCTAATTTTTACAAATTCCATATAATTTCCTAATTCAGCTATTTGAACTTCTTCCCCAGCTGGTAATTTACCTAATTCACCTGAAGTAATTAAAGTATTAGCGTAATCTGTATAAGCTGATTTATTCCCAGTTTTAGCCAAATATTGTAATTTCTCTATTTGTTCAACTTTCATTGTATATGGATAATTTCCTTTTGTATATATTTTTGCAAAACTAATAGTAGAAATAAAAATAAATATTATTAATAAAATTTTTTTCATAATACTCTCCCTTTATAAAGCGATATTTTTTTCAATTAGCATTTCCTACTATTATAGCAAGTCCAACAACACTAAATACAACTAAAGCAGTAATTCCCATAGATTTAAAATAACCTAATCTTTCAGTCCATCTATAATATTTTCCAGCATATACTATTATAAGAATAAATATAATTAAACCTAACATTTAGAATTCACCACCTTTTAGTCTTTTTTTTATTATACTTTTATAATACTATTAAGTCAACTCATTTCTTCAACTAAAATTCTATATAAAAAATATAGTTCACTTTTAGATAAAATTTGAAGTTCACGGAGAGGATAGCCCCTCAACACATACTTAGATATTGTGAAGGCTATCCAATCCGTTTTTATTAGTTTTTTATATCTTCATCCATAACTGAAATAAATTTACTTACATTTCCACTTTGAGATATATCTGACTGTTCTAAAATTGTTTTTGCCAATGAATAAATAGTTGAAAATGATAAAATTTTCTCTACTACTTCTGTTGGGTTCATGCTACATTTTAACTCATTAATTAACTTGTCATCTCTAAAAATAGAACACGAATTATAAATAATTTCAACATCTGTATCTTGATTGTTATTTAAAATCATCTCTAAGTATTCTTTACGACTTACTGTTTCACACTCAATCTCTCTATCTAATTCTTTCACTAAAACCTTAAATTTTTTCTTTTTTTCCCTTTCTTTTCCTCTTTTTATTAATTCTTCTACACTAACTAACATTTTACCCTCCTATTTTATATCATTTTCATATTTCAAATCCTCTGGTGTAAATCCAAATGGATATTCTTCCTCAACAATTTCGCCTTTTGTAATATTGATCAAGTCTATTGAATTGAACCAAACATTATCAAGTGAGATTCTTTCTTCTTGTCTTCCTGGTGTATCTGGGTCTGCTAGATTAGTTACTATCCTAACTCTAACATCTCTACCCTTTAACAATTTCTGAAGTATCTTTTTTCCTCTTGAGTATACTTTTTCAAGAGTAACACTTCCTTCACCTTTTAGAGCCACTATCTTACTATCAACAGATAACCCTAATTGTACATCTTTTCTGTCAGCTGTTACTTTTGCATTTACTTTTGTAAATTCTGCTATTTTTTCATTGTCTATCCAAAGAGTCCCATGAGCACCTGCAATGGTATGATAACCTTTTATACTTATATCTGCCATTATAACCTCCTATTACATCTTTATAATCAAGCTAAGATTTGCCATAGTATCTGCAAATCTAACATCGCCAGTTAAAAATACATCATCACCAGATGGATATTTTAAGATTTCCATTTCTGTCATTTCTTCTGGGTCTTTTCCATCTAAAACAATTAATCTCTTTTGTGCTTCTAAGTCTATTTCAATTTTATTGTCATAGTCTCCACTTAAGACATTTGGAGCCATTTCTTTAAAATATACTTTTGTAACATTAGAACAAAAATTCATTTTATTATTGTAGTCATTTATGTAAATTCCTAACCAATAATTTTTAAATGTGTCTCTTATGTCATCAGTTATGAAGCACATCCCCTCAACTATTTTGATTTTTCTTGTGTCTTTCTTCCAAGTGCTATCAAAAGTAGTTTTTGAGTTTACACCATAGTTAACTCTGACTTTTTCATCATCATTGTATAGAGAGAATTTACCAAGTTTTGGCTCAAAGTAATCTACTTCTTTTAAATCAGACATAACAAAGTTATCGGCCGATCTATTTATTGGCATTCCTGCTATAAGTCCTGCTATTGCTGCAGTGTATTCTTGAGCTGTAAAATCTCCATAAATAGATTTATAAGTTCCTGTATTTCCAAGCTCCACTATTGCAACATGATCTGTATTATTAGCAAAGCTAGATACATATTTGACAGTCTTTCCTATTGCTCCATCATTTCCAAATACTTGTTTAGTCCAAGTTACAAGCTTTTGATCATCTGCTTGCTCTGCTCCTGGATATGCTAACCAGTGCATTTTTCTTTCTTTAAATTCACTTAATACATCATCTATATTTTCTCCAGTTTGTAGAACTCTTATTAAAACTTTTTTAGCTCCGTAATGCATTGCTAATTTAATGTATTTGGCATTTTTAGCATCCCATTCTTTCTCTTTTAAATCTGCTATTGTTTTTAGAGTATTCCATTTTGTAGTTTTCTTAGTATCTTTTAATATTAAGCAAACTATGCCTCTTTCACTTCTTTGTATAGCAGTTGTTGCAAGAGTTCTAAACTCTATATTAATGTTTGGACTAGCTTTTATTTGTCCTACTTCATTTCCCATTAATTGCTACCTCCCTCTTTAAATCTTAATTCCAAATCTTTCATAAGATCATAATCATAAGGTTTTCCATATAAATCATATAGACTTAATGTAAATACATAATGGCCAACTCTATCTACAATAGTTATATCTGTATTTCTTAAAGTTAGATATCTATCTAACACATGCAAAACCTTTTTCCCTTCTATTTCAAATGCATCATCTAAGTTTTCTAAGTTTTCTAATATATCAGCATTAGTAAGCTTTCCATTAGTTTTTGGATAATAGATAATATCAACATCTATTGTCTTTAATTCTCTATACTCAGAGTTAAACTCTTTTTTATAGCTAACTAAATCAATATAAAAGCAAGGCTTTTTGACATTATCTATATCTTCACTATAAGGATTTATTTTTAACTTTTCAGAAATAATCTCATTTAATGCATTCCTTATATCTGCCCATTTCATTTTTTTATCAATCCTCCATAAAAATTTTTTAAATCTTTATAGAATTTAATTTGCCTCATAGATACAGCTGTTCTAAGCATAAATCTACCTTTAACAAATTTTGTTTTGCTTCTTCCAACTCTATGACCATACTCAACATGATGAGCATAATTAGTCATGTTAAATACAATTTGAGAGAATGTATTTCCAGTTAATCTCTTTCCGTTTTCTCTTTGCCAAGCATTTTTTAAAGTTCCAGTGTCGACGGGTGTTAGATTCTTAACATCTTTTTTTAAATCTTCAGCTTGTAACATTAAAAATTTTTCAGTAGCTTGTGGAGCTTTTGTTTTTATGTCATCAAGAATTTTATCAAATTCCTTAAATCCTTTAAGCTCCATAATCTACCTCGTTTTCAGAAACTTCAGTTAGGACTATTTCCTTATGTTTTATGATGTTATAAGCCAAAGGCTTAGATGCTTTGAACATATAAACGGCTCCATCTGCTTTTCTTGTAACTTTAAGTAAGTCATTTTGTTTTATATCTACATCCAAACCTACAAAGAGTTTATATTCTTGTCCACTGCTATTAACTGGTCCTGGTGTAACACTTCTCAACCATTTTTGTGAAAGTCTACAAGGAATATCTTTTAATATTTCTCTTAGTTCTTCAAATGCTCCTCCATATTCATCTACAATCACAACAGATCTAGTCACAGTTACTTTATCGTTATGTAACTTATCTAAAATACTCATATGGTCCCAACCTTTCTAAATCTAAATAATTGGCTTTTCAACGATAGAAACATTTCATCAGTTGTGTTATTAGATGTGTTGTATTCTATAGTAGTATCTCCTTCAGTAACTTTAGAGATATTGCCTTTTATTTCAGTTTCTTCAATAGTTTTTAATGCTAAGTGCTCAGCAAATGGCTCTATAAGCTCAACTGGAAAATCATCTCTATTCATAAAGTTCAAAGCTTTTCTAACCAAAATAGTTACTTGAATTTTCAACCTAGCTTCGTTGCTAATATCTGTTAACTCTTTCACTTTTTCAATTATTTTATTGTAAATTTCTTCCATTTCTAACCTCCTAATATGATAAAAGCAGGAGTTTTTATTCTCCTGCCTCAGTTACAAGGTTATTATTTCTTAATATCTCTATTTCATTTTCATCTGATGTTGAGTAAACTCCATCTTTGAATTGAATAGAAGTTCCTGCTATAATTAAGTTTTTATAACTAGAATGAAAAGTTATTTCTTTTGTTTCTTCAATATTAAGTATTTCATCTTGTTTTTTAGCCATTACTACCTCCTATGATATTTTTACATTTTTAACATGTACTTGGAATGGTAAATTTTTTATTTGATGTGCATACTCTCCGTGTAAGAAATACTTATCAGCTAAAGCAGTTTTAGCTCCTTCTTCTTCTTTTATTGAATATAATTGTCTTAAACTAATTTCATTTAAGTTAATTAATAGAAATTCATTGGGTGCTAAAGATGTAGCTGGAAATACAGATACAGTTCCTGATGTTGTAACTATTTCTTCAATTGTAGTTCCTGTTATTTTTTCAGTTATCCCAGTTCTAACACTATCTTTATTTAATTTATTAATAGTTCTTAAAATCATATAAGGTACACATAAAGAATATTTATTTGACTTTAAATCAGCTGACCCAGGATTACCTTTATCAACTATCTCTTTTACAATATTGTCTAATAAATCTAATGTAAAAGGTTGATTATTAGCATCTATAACTATTCCATGTTCTTTAATTAATGCTTTCACTCCTCCAGACATTCTTAATTTACCATTTGTAAACTTTACACCATTTAAAAGTTTATTTTCCATAATTCCTAACATCTCATCTTTTTTCTTTTGAGATTCTAATTCTCTTACAGAAAGTCCACCTTGTCCATGAGGATTTAAATGTTTAGCTGTTTCTGTTACTTCATATTCTTCGTATATGATTCCTGTGTTATTTGTGATGTGAATAGGCAATCTAACAGAAGACTTTTTAAGTTCTCCACCTTCTTCCATTTCTATTCCTAAGCTTTGAACTATTGTATTTGCAGCTATATTTCCAGCAGTAGATGTTGTTCCAGCATAACCTCTAGTAACATCTGCTTTATTGTCTGTTTTTACTTTAATAACTTTAACTATTTCATCTCCAATTGATAATAAAGCATCTTGAACTAAGATATCTTCATCTATTACTTGAATTTCAGTTGCTCCTGCACTTAAAGCAACTTTTAAACTAGATGTTACTTTTCTTTCATAATGATCTATCCATTCGATAGCTGTAGATGTTGTTTCACTTACTCTTCCACCTCTCAAAATATGAGACATGATGGGTGAGTTATTAGGATTTACTAATTGTAATTCATCTAATATATCATTTGATATTGCTTGATTTGTTGAGTTTAATTGTTTATCTATTTTTGGATCTGCAAATAATTGGATATTTAATCCAGTCATTCCTAAAAGTGTTATAAATTTTTTCATTATTCATTACCTCCTGAGTTTTCTAATTCTTGTTTTGCTCTTACATAGTTAGCTCTGTCTATATCAGAACCACTTTCAAAAGCTTTTTTTCTTAAATCTTCCAATTGAGCCTTTTTATCAGCTCCACCATTACTTCCACCATTCATTGCTCCTGGTATTCCACTAGCACCAAGTCCTTTTACATATTCACCCATTACTTCTGCAAAACCTTTAACAGATGCTTCTATTTCTTCTTCTGTAACTCCACTAATTCTATCTAAAAATTTATCTGGTATTTTATACTTAGCTAAAGTAGTTCTTTTTATTTCATCTGTCTTAATCTTTGTAAGTTCAGCATTCTTTGCATCTAAATCTTTTTGAATCTTTTCAAGTTCTTTTTTATGCTTTTCTTCTGCAGTAAGATTAGCATTTTTGATTCTTTCTTCATAATCTTCAATAGATTCATTGTGTTGTCTTTCAAGTTCTTTTTTAGTTTTCTCAAACTTTTCATTTTCTCTTTTAAGTCTAGTTTCAATCATTTTGTCAACTTCTTCTTGAGTAAATGTTTTTGGCTCTCCTGGTTCTGCAAATTGTTGAATATTAATTTTAAATCTTTTCATTTTATCCTCCTGTTTAAAGTCCTGTTTGACTATATTTTATCCAGATGTTTAATGTCCCTCAGTACGACAATATTTATCTTTGTCCCTCCTTTCTTTGCAATAAAAAAAGCACCTAGTTTTTAGCTAAGTGCTTTTTAGATAATGCATTTTATTTTTTAATTTATTTCTATTTTGGGAAATCCTTTTTCAGTCATCCATTTTCTAGCCTCTATTCTTTTTTTTTCAACTTCGTTATGTTCATTAACTTCATCTATAACCCATTGAGGTGGATTTGGAACATTAATTTCTAATAAAGTCCCATTCATTTTACTGTACCCCTGAATTTCAGATTCATATAATAGGCGTTTCATTAAATCATTCTCCTTTCTTAAATTTTCTATATTCACTTTCTATAATTTCTCCAATAGTTTTAGCTATTTCTCTAGGCTCAGTGCTGTTACAATATTCACTCCAACCTTCTGCTATTGTTTCATTAATACAGATTTTAATATCTTTATTATAAACAGAATACAATGATAAATTTTCTCCGTCTTCCTGTAAATTCTTTATGCACATTTTTCTTATTTCACTATTTTTTCTTAAACCTAAAAAATAATCTATTTTATGACCAAATTCATGATCAAAAGTAGCTTTAACTGTATCACAGCCAACAGGTGAATTTTTTGTTTCTACTTGTTGTTTGCTGATTTCTATCACTTTGTCATAGTCTTTAAAGTATCTGGCATTCATAGTTATTCCTGAGTATCTATCTATAATTCTATAAACTACTTCTTTCTTTAACTCTTTTGGGACAGTCATAGAAACTGCAAATTCAGTTTTTCCTATACTGATTTCTTCCCTCAGTTTAGTTAAAAATATATTTATTTCTGTTTGACTATAATTTTGAGAAAATAGATAATCTAATATGTCTTGCTCTATTAATTTATTTCTACTTTGACTGGATCCAACAAAATGAATTGTTTTTAAAATTTCAGGAAATTTCTCTTTCATATCATACAAGCCTTTATTCCATTCATTAGCGCATCTTATATCTATCCCTGTATAATCAGCTCTTAGTCCTAGCTTTTCAGCAAATTCATTAGCTTCTTTTATTGAACTTGCTTCTTTAAATTCATTTATACTCTTATTTTCACCATTTGTCAATGGTTCATTATCATTATTAGAATCATCTAAAGTATAATTATTCTTTTCTATTTCTTCTCTACCTTGTTTAACTAAGCTTTCATAATCAATAATTGGGATAGTCGTACTTCTGCATCTTGGGTGCATTGGTGGATAATTTAATCCAACAGCTATATTTTTTATTTCAAAAATATTTCCATGAAGTTCTGAACAAATTTGACTAGTTCTATTGTCTAATGTAGCACTGAATTCATATTTTTCTATCCCAGCTTCTTTATATCCATCTAAGGTAGCTTGATTTAAAGTATAATTAACTTCAGTTCTTAGAAGTCTTTCGACATCATTCTTTTTAGCTGTTTCAAATCTTTCAGAAACTCTTTTAGTCATAGTTTGTAAATTAATACCTTGTATCATTCCGTTAACTATTTCTTGTTTAACTGTTTCAGCTAGTTTATCAGTATTGCTCCAAAGCCTCTGAGAAAAATTAGCACCACTCCAAGGCTTATCTAGGACTGTTTTTATTTTATCTCTACTAACAACAGGATTAATACCTAAATCCTTTGTTACTTCTATGAAAGTATCTCTATAAACTGATGTTAATGCATTAATACTATCGTTCTCAACTCTGAATATTAACTTTGTTAATTCCATGTCTATTTGTGATTTAAGACTATCTAATCTACTTATACGACTTTTAGCAGATAATGTTTCAATTTCTAAATATAGTTTTTGTGCTTGTAAAGGTGCATTCTTTAAAAGTTTATTATATTCTTTCATGTAATCATGTAAATCTTTTTTCCAAACTTTGTAATCATCACCTTTTGAATGTTTC